AAATACTTACATTAACTATTTGGCAGTTCAAAGAGGAACAAAGCTTCATGAGTTTGCTGCCATGTGCATCGAACTTGGGCAGAAGCTTCCGAGATCGAACAAGACGCTGAATATGTATGTCAACGACGCGATCGGTTACAAAATGCAACCTGAACAAATTTTATATTTCTCAGACAATTGCTTCGGCACTACAGATGCTATTTGTTTTAGAAATAATTTTCTCAGAATTCACGATTTAAAAACAGGTGAAACTCAGACTCATATGGAGCAGCTCATGATATACGAAGCTTTATTCTGTCTTGAGTATGGGATTAAACCTGGAGAAATCGAATCCGAATTGAGAATCTATCAGTCTAACGAAATTATTTATCACAATCCGACTGCCGATGAGATTCTGCCGATTATGGATAAGATTATTACTTTTGACAAAGTTATTAACGAATTAAGATTGGCGGAAGGAGGCGAATGATATGGCTGAATGGAACGATGGATTATTTGAAGAATATGAAGCGTTCGACGAGTATGACGAAGCCGTACTTATCCACTATGGAACAAAAAGACATTCAGGTCGCTATCCTTGGGGATCCGGTCAAGAACCGTATCAACATGGCTCTGGCGACTTTTTAAGTCGAATCGATTATTATAGGTCAAAAGGTCTTTCGGATACACAGATTGCTAACGCGTTGAACATTTCTAAAAAAGATTTCGATGGTGCAATAGAAGACGCTCAAAAAGAAAGAGCGACTTATAATGAGCAGAAGAAATTCTTAAAAATGGTCAGTGATTACAGAAATAGTGGTATGTCAGATCCAGACATTGCTGCCAGAATCGGTGAAGTCTCGAAGTCAACGGGAAAACCAAGCTCCGTTAAACTAAGAGCTGATTACTCCATTGCTCGTTCCCATTCAAGAGCTTATGAACTTGAAATCGCTAAAGCATTGAGAGAAAAAGGATGCACTCTTACTGAGATTGCTAATGCTTTAGGAAAGCCTAACGAATCCTCAATACGTTCTTTATTTAGCGAGGCTGCGGAAAAGAATATGGAAAAAGCAATCAATGCCGCTGTCGATATTGAGTCTGTTATCAAAGATAGAGGCATAATTGACATTTCTCTTGGTGTCGAAAGAGAATTAGGAATTTCCAGAACAAAACTTGATCAATCAATTGAGATGATGAGAGATGATGGATATGAAGTTTATCCGATTTCATTTAAACAGCCAACAAATCCAACCCAAAAGACTAATGTATTAGCTGCATGTCCTCCGGGAACATCTTACCACGATGCATACGAAGCCATTAAAGCTGGTAAAGTAGGTTCTTATACTATTTATGAATCTGCTGATGGGACAAAAAAGCTTAGTACTTTCAAAGAACCAGAAAGTATTAGTTCTGACCGGATCATCATACGATATGCTGAAGATGGTGGTAAGAATAAAGATGGTCTTATTGAGATTCGAAGAGGAGTTGAAGATTTAGATCTCGGAAATGATCATTACGCTCAAGTTCGAATTGCAGTTGATGGCGATCACTACCTCAAAGGTATGGCTATCTATTCAGATAATGTTCCAAAAGGATATGATGTGCTTTTTAACACAAATAAAAGCAATAATAAGTCCAAGATGCAGGTTCTCAAAGAAATGGAACGTTCCGACGATGGCGAGATTGATAAGCAAAATCCATTTGGCGCGACTATTAAAGAAAAGACCGGTCAAAGTGAGTATATCGGAAAAGATGGCAAAACTCACTTATCGGCAATAAACAAAGTGCATAATGAAGGTGACTGGGATAGTTATAGGAAATCTTTGCCTGCTCAATTCTTAGCCAAGCAAAGTCTTGATCTGATCAAATCACAATTAGACTTAACCAAAGCTAATAAGAGAGCTCAATTAGAAGCAATTGAAAGTCTTACCAATCCAACGCTTAAACGATATTTCCTTAAAGAATTTGCTGATGGCTGTGACAATGACGCCGCAACATTAGACGCTGCTGCCCTCCCTAGACAAAGGTATCAAGTAATTCTGCCTTTGGAAGACATTAAAGATCACGAAGTTTATGCTCCAAACTACAAAGATGGAGAATATGTGGCTCTTGTTAGATTCCCTCACGAATCAACTTCGCAAATTCCAGTTCTTAAAGTCAATAACAAGAATGTTGAAGGGCGAAAGATGATTGGTCCTCGTGCTGTGGACGCTATTGGAATCAATGGGAATGTTGCTGAAAAAATGTCAGGTGCTGACTTTGACGGTGACTATGTTATGGTTATTCCAACGACTAAAACGGGAAAGAATCATATCGTTTCTAAAGATACGTTTGCAGCTTTAAAAGGATATGACGCTAAAGATGAATACCCGGGTGTTAAGATGGTCGATGGAAAAGAAGTTCCGATTCGTCCTGGAATAAAGTATATGTCTAAAGACTATAAACAAAAACAAATGGGCATTGTTTCGAATCTTATTACAGACATGACCATTCTGGGTGCTCCTGATGAAGAGATTGCTTATGCTATTAGACATGCTAATACTGTAATTGATGCTTATAAGCATAAACTTGATTACAAACTTAGCGAAGAAGACAATCATATTAAAGAACTAAAAGCAAAATGGCAAGGCCGAATTGATCCCGAAACAGGAAGATACACTGAATCGGCGTCAACTTTAATTTCTAGATCTAAAAGAGAAGTCGATGCACCAGAAACAAAAGGCCAACCTCATATTAATGACGATGGTTCCCTTGATTGGAATTATAGTAAACGTACTTACATTGATCCAAAGACTGGAAAAGAAGTTTTGGCAACAAAAAAGGTTAAAGAAATGTACACGGTTACTGATGCTTACGATCTTGTTTCTGGTCCTAATCATGAAGGAACTCCGGTTGAGCATTTGTATGCTGACTATGCTAACTACATGAAAGCTATGGGTAATGAAGCTAGGAAGAAATACAAATCTTCTCCTAGATTGGAATACAATAAGTCGGCAAAAGAAACCTATGCTAAAGAAGTTAAAGAGCTAGAAGAACTTTATGACAACTTCCAAAGGAATAAACCCAGAGAAAGACAAGCTGGTATTATTGCTACTGGTAGAGTTAATGCCATCATAGCTGACAATCCATCTCTTAATAATAAAGAGAATAAAAAGAAACTTAAGAAGATCCGTAATCGAGAAATGCTTAAAGCCAGGGATGAGGTCTCTGCTTCATCTAAGAATAAAAAGATTAAACTTACTGACAGACAATGGGAAGCGATTCAATCTGGAGCAATTCACGACACAACTTTAATGAATATTCTGTCAGCATGTGACACTGACTCTTTGTACGAGAGAGCCATGCCCCGTGCCACAAAAGAATTAACAGATGGGCAAAAAGCAAGAATTATTGCAATGGCCGCTTCTACTTTCACCAACAAAGAAATCGCAGAAGAATTTGGAATTAGTGTTAGCACGGTGTCCAAGATCCTCAACTCCGACTAGTCCCATGCGAAGCGAGGGGGGGGGCGGGTATATATACCTCCTTTCTATTATGCATACCCCCTCCCCTCAGTCTTCCACTTTTAGTCCGGTTGTATGGCGAACACCATATGGGGTTCTGAGAAGTATTATGCTATTCTAATTATAGGGCAAGATGACTTACCCACTACCATACCCCATCCACCCAATGTAAAGGAGGGGTGTTTGTTATCGATTTATCCGACCCGTACTCTGTCTCGGATTAGAAAGGGGGTATACCCCATGGAACATTGTTACTTATTAACCACCGTGGACAATCCCTATGACCCATACGACCAGTTCGACCAGTGGTACCGGTATGATGAGGATATGGGTTACCACTCTTGTGCATACCTGAGCAGGGTAGCGCATACATCAGATCTAATGTCTCCTACTGAAAATAGGGAAGAGATCAAGAGAGCCATCAAAGAGATCGTAAGAGTTGATCCTTTTGGCATATACAGAATGGTTGTCCATCAAATTACAGATTAGATGTAGTTTGTGATGCTAATAGCTACTAATACTATTACCCCCCCCTAGGGGTTAACGAAAATTATTAAAACATTTTCTAAAAAAGTTGTAAGTTTTCATACGTTTTTGCTTTACTTTTAAGCATGTTTTAATACTTTTAAACAATTTCTTTTCTGTTTTAATTAATTTTGTTTGTCTGTTTTGTTTAAAATTAATTTTTGTTTCTAAAAATTAATTTTTGTTTCTAAAAATTATTAAAAATTAATTCTTTTTACTGTTTTTCTTACTTGTTTCATCAATCTTTTGAGAAAAATAAGAGAAACCCCTTATAAAACGTGATATAGGGGAGGGGGCCCCCGTTATACACCCCCTCTCAAATCGCGCCGGTCTCCAGAATTTCCCCGGGGGTTATATTTTGGGGATCTTTTTAGCATCTCTTCATGGGGTATAGAGTATGTGGAGTGACTTTTTCGGCTAAGTCTTTGCTCCTTTCATTACGCCACGGATACCTTTCCACGTTCGCGCTCTTTACCATTCACTCTATACCCTTTGTAGGGATGCTATATTTACATCAAAACTAGTATATAACAAGCCGAAAGGAGGACTTAACTATTGGCAAGGTCTAGAAAACCTTATAAGGACGAGCCGAAACGTCAGCGAATGCCAGCATTAACTCCAGAGGCAAGAGAAAACCAGTTAATTTCTCTAGCAACTGATTTAGCCGAGAAGCAGCTGATAGAGGGTACGGCATCAGCACAGGTAATCGTGCACTATCTGAAGCTCGGAACTACTCGAGAAAAGATAGAAAAGGAGATACTGGAGAAGCAGAGGGAGTTAATCGAAGCAAAAACAGAGAATCTTCAATCCGCTAAGCGAGTGGAAGAGCTTTATGCTAATGCTTTGAATGCTATGCGCAATTATAGTGGCAATAACGAGGACGAATCCGATGATCCGAACTTATGACGAGTTGTCTAGACTTGCTACTTTCTTTGAACGGTATAGGTATCTTCGCTTAGGAGATAAGGTTGGAGCCGAAACATTTGGTTTCGATAGATGGATGAACCAGATCTTCTATACTTCACAAGAATGGAGAAGTCTTCGAAATAAGATCATCATTCGCGATAACGGATGTGATCTCGGATTAGAGGGCTACGACATTTATGGGAAAATATTCATCCATCACATGAATCCTGTACGAAAAGAAGACATCGCTAATGCTAGCGATTTTCTTTTGAATCCGAATTACTTGATCTGTGTTTCATTTGACACTCATCAAGCAATTCACTATGGAGATGAGAATCTCTTAGCTAAGCCACTGGTAGAGAGGAAGCCGAACGACACTTGCCCGTGGAGACATTAAACATAGAAGGAGGTCAAAATGGCAACACATTTAGTCACAGAGAGCATCCTTTCTTCTGTGAAAAAGATAGTTGGTGACAACCTATCTGGTGACTATTTCGATTCCGATTTTGTCATGGCGATCAATACTGTTCTCATGATTTTATGGCAATTGGGTATAGGAACAAAGGGCTATGTGATCACTGGGGACACTGAGACATGGGGTGATTTCTTAGGAGAGGAAGTTGACGATCTAGCTGCAGTCAAATGGTATGTCGGAATGAAAGTCAAGATGATATTCGATCCGCCAACTAATGGCTCAGTACGAGATGCTCTCGAGAAGACAATTTCTGAATTAGAATGGCGACTCAATGCTGCAGTCGACCCATCATATGACGAAATCGAAGTTATGTCTTTAAGTCCATTATGGGGAGTTGAGGAGAGTGAATGATGACTTATTACAGAGAAAGTAACGAGCTTTATCATCATGGTGTTAAAGGCCAGAAATGGGGTGTTCGAAGATACCAGAATAAAGATGGCTCTTTAACTTCAGCCGGCAGAAAGCATTGGGGAGTCGGCGAGGCTATCAAGAAAACTGTTAAAAGCGGAGCTAACGCTGTGAATAAAGTATGGAAAGCGCATAAGGCAGAGGTTGCTGAGAGAAACAAAGGTAATCTTTCAAAAGATGAAGTAAAGAAGGCCCTTTCTGATTACAATACTATTCATGGAACTAATATTAAGGCCCAAAAAGGTGTTACGATTACGAAAAACGGCAAGGTGTATGATCATAAAGGTCGCCTTCTTGATAGTTCCTCTAAGGTTGAGGACACTCTTGTGTCCAAACGCAAAGAAACAAAAACGAAACAGCGTGACCAGGAGGCCATCGATAGGAAAGCTCGTAAGGATGTTAAGAAACAGAGGAAACCGTCCGAATTAACTGACGACGAATTAAAAGAAGCCATCCAGCGTCTTCGTCTCGAAAAAGAGTACAAAGATTTGCTTAATCAAACAGGAGCTGTACAAGTTACAACCGGGCAAAAGTTTGCAAATTCGATGAAAGATCAGCTTATTTCGGGTATTGCAACCGGAACTGGGACTGCTGTTAGAAACGCTATTGTTAGCTATTTGGGTGACCAAGTTAAGAAAAGCTTAGACGATGGCGACAAAAATAAAGGAAATAGCACGCAGAAAAAAGATGACATCGATGAATTGATCAACAAACGAATTGATGACAGATTGAAGAAAGAAAAAGAGGAAGAATAATTCAAAATGAGCCTATCTAACACGGCGACCCCTTACTATTACGGCCTTTTCAGGGACGCTGTGTTAAGGGGCGACATAGTAGT